TGGATTATGGTCTTGACTTTGTGGTCATAGATTACATTCAAGAAGTATATGCTCAAGGAAAATTTGATAGCAGGACACTTGAGATACAGCACGTCACAAGAATAATGAAGGACATAGCCAAGCAACTTAATGTGCTTGTAATCGTGCCTAGTCAAGTAACGATCAACTCGATGAACCGATCAGGTTGGAGTCTTGTACCTAAATACAAGGACGCACAATGGGCACAGGCTATAAAGAACGTAGCCCACTGCATGACATCAGTGTTCAGACCTAATATGATACAAAGTCTGGTCACAAGGGATCATGAGGGCTATCTAGCTGTAAAAGGGCTGAAAGATGGTGAAACTCACGACTATCAATCAGTCTTTGTAAAGCTAGTAAAAACAAGAAGAGGTCAACTGTCTCACAACTATCTCCATATGGTTCACAATGGCGATATGGGTTTAGAGGTGGCTAAATCAAAGATTTGATTTTACTTAGTGAGCCTCATATATTAAAACTTAACATTTAATACATAATTACAAGAAAAATGGCGACAATAATAAATGCGTCTATAGACGTAACAAAAATCCCAAAAGAATCGTTAATCAAAGGTAAGAAAGGCACATACGCTAATGTTACCGTGTTTATTAACGATGAAACTAGGTTCGGCAACAATGCAAGTATTGCTATGAGTATGTCCAAAGAAGAAAGGGAGTCAGGACAAGACAAAATTTGGCTCGGCAATGGTCGAGTCGTCTTTACAGAAGGTGAGGTAAAACTTGCTGAAAAAGAAGGAGAACCAATGCCCTTCTGAACTCAAGGGGATGAAATTGCTAGATTGATATACGAAAGGTTTATGTAGTATAGCATTTTCATTAACTCTTAGTATTGATGGATGGGTTGTGTGAAAGCATCCATCCTTTTTATTCGTATGGTTAAAGTGAACAAAAAAAGGGGGGGCAGATACAAGCCTCCCTTTTTTATTGGTATTGATATTATGATTCTAACTACCTAGATTTTATTATTTAACTAATTAAAATATCATGTATTACGATTATTTTAGCATTAAAGAATTTTTAGTTGATAGGGTTATGGTGGATGTTCCGATCCATGTAGTTGATAAGATAGAGCGTTACCATAAGCCCATAATTAACCCTATACGACACAAGATAGGTCAATCTATACAAGTGTCTGAAAACAGTGGTTACAGGTCGAAAGATTGGGAACTTTCTCATGGCAGGTCTGGAACTAGCGAGCATACCTTCACTGGTCTAGGGGCTGTAGACTATACCTGTGACAATATGGAGCTTCTTCTAGAAGAACTTAGATCCTCAGATTATAAAAGGATTTGTTATTATCCAGATCAAAAGTTTATACACTGCGATCACAAAGGGGACAGATACCACGAATTTGAAGTAGATGAGGATGGAAAATGGCAGTACAAAGGCGAAAGAAAATAAAATCAGTCGTAATAGACAATCGAAGTGTGCCTAGTGTAAAAGTAAGTACAGTAAATAATATTAAAATATCAAAGATTGATAATACTGCTAAAAAAAATCAATATTATTGACTATTTGTGAATACTTAATTACATTATATTATAAACATTTTATACTGCGAGCATAAGCCCCCCAGTGCAATAAAATGTTTTTATGGGGGGCATTTTTTAATTTTAATGAAATACTAAGAAATAATGATTGAACAATATATTATAAACTCTATTTGCATACATTATAATGTTCAGCTAATAGATGTAATGTCTTCTAGTAGGAAGGCTCATATAGTAGATGCAAAACAAGCCATTGTATTCGCTTTAAATTACTTAGGTTTTACACAGAAAAAAATAGCCGAAACATTAAAATATGCGGATCACACTACTGTTTATCATCTGTTGCGTAAAAGACTACATAACGCATCAAAAAGTGATGAAATAGCAATAAACACTATCAAATCATTTTTACCAATAATGATGAGAGAAATAGATTTACTAACAGAAAAACTCAAGGAAAAATCATGAATGACATCACACTTATTGCAACGCTTATTATTATGTATTTTACAGGGTATTTTTGGGGTAAAAGTAGATCGGTAAAAGAAAAGCCTGAGAATGAACAGGGACAGAATCAAGATCAAGATCAGTATAATTACGCATATATAAAAGGATATTTAGATGCGTCTCAAAAAATGATGCAAATAATGGAAAACGAATCAGTAAAGACCATTGATGAGGTTAAAAAATATTATGATGACTTCCCAAAGATGGGAATAAATTAATAGCCACTCAAATTTTACACATTTTTTACCGTAAAAACCATAATCGTCACATAAATAACCGTATAGCTCATAAAATTACAAAATAGTATCAATATATGGCTTGATCTTAGAAGGTCTATTTAAATCAAAATACAGAAGAGTTTTATAGTTAGATCATAAAATTTATGTAGTTACATGAAAATTATAACCATTTTTTTATTCTCAGCAATAATGATCTTTTTGGGCTTTCTTCTTGGTCTATCTATACGTATAAAAAATTCAGAAGACGATGTCAAAGAGTCTTTTAAGAAGGGATATATTGATGGCTACATGGATGCATCTGGAAAAAAGGAGGATGATCCTTATTACAAGGACTTCCCAAAGATGGGAATAAACTAGCCCTTCTTACTGCGACCAGTTCGTTTCATTGCAACCATTCTCCCATTTTTAGATCCAGTCATTCCTTTCTTTTTCTTCTTCTTTTTACCTTTAGTGTCTCCACCACCATATGAACTATAGTGCATAATATTATTTACCTATTTTTTGTTGTGCTTTTCTATGGGCTTCAGCAAAGGAGTCG